AAGGATTTTTATTCTTCAAAGGGGTGGGGGTTTTCTGTTGATTTATCTCTGTTCTTTTAATCATGTGCCTAATTATGTGGCTCTATTTTTATTTTTGCAAGTGTTATTTTCTATTTTGCAGATCTAACATTTTAAAACGAGCTTGTTGTTCAAGCCTTGCTCTAGCTGTGTCATCACGTAAATCTGCAATATCTTCTTGCGTTTCAATTCTTTCACGATCCACTCTGGCACGCATTTGTGCTTCTTGAGCTTTACGTTTTTCCTCTTGTAAGAACTGTTGTTGTTCCATAGATAGCTCTTGTCCTTTGAGAGCAAGCTCTTGTTTTCTAATGGCTACAAGAGGATCTTCGTCATTTGGATTCTCCACCTGTTTACTATATTCGGATATAAGGTCAGCCATAATAGGAGCTGAGAATTGTGCCAGTAAATCACCTGCTTGCATGACAAGTTGTTCAGCTTCTGCAGGCGATACCTGTTGAGCTTGTTGTTGTAACTGCTGGAACTGTTGCTGTATTTCAGGTGGCATCTGTTGTTCACCAAGAGCATCCGCTTTCATCTGTAGATGTTGCATGATATGTGAATGTATTAAAGCTTGCACTTGTGCGTTCATCTGCACAGGCGGTGTTTGTAATAAAGCAATATGCGATGCTATGTGTGCATCATGGTTTTGTTGACCAAAAGCTTGTGCTTGTTGACCCAATAATAGTTTGTTATTTTCAAATCCAGCTTCAGTTGGTTTTGGATCTGTTGGAGGCGGTGGTTGTAATATTTTATCTATGTTGTCCACTCCTATGGCCGCATACATTCTTTTGTAAGACTCATAAATACCACTCGGGCCATGCACCTCTGGGTTTGATTGTACTAATTGCATCATTTCCTGTGCCATAGCTATTCTTTGCGACTGACTAAATATATCTGGGTTAGATACGGGGAAAATATCTACACGTTCATCAAAGTCATTTAATTTAATATTTGCCTGACCGCCAGCTATGGCATAGGGATATTCTGCGGGTAAGTATTCTTTAAACACCTGCGCAAGTAATTTGAACTCTTTTTTCTGTGAATTATGCAATCTTTTATGAATTGCAGATAAAACTTTAGTGGATCGCTCTAATAAAGCTAACGTTGTTCCAACTGGAGCGTTTGGATTACCTTGACCTGTATTAATTTCGGCAATAGAAGCGAATTTCTTACCGCCATCAACTAAAATACCTAATAAATTAAGGAGCGTGCCACTAGGCTCTTTGAAAGGTAAGGGTTGGATAGATTCTCGTAACGATCCGCCTGGTGCATCAACATCTCTAAACTCACCTGGTTGAATTGGTGTATCTTCATCTCTTATTCTTATACCACGAGTTTTAAAACCAGCAGGTAAATTAGCTAATGTACCTGCATCAATTAGCTGTCTTAGTATTGAAGTCGATGCTTTGGACAAACCACCAATCATATGGGTGAGACCAAACCCATAAAAACCAAGACCAGGTAAGAATTTAAAATGTACAAAGTATTCTATCTTGTTTTTAAGAGGGTCATTTTCTACAAAATTCCTGCGAATTGACAAAACTTCATTAGAATTAGCATCAATTGTGACTATATACGGCAGTTTTACGCCTGTGGGCATACCATCTGCATCTACATCCTCAAAACCATCTATTTCTAGATTACAGTGTACTTCATACAATAAAGACACCTCACCTGTGTCATAAGATGGCTCCATACCTGTTAATTTATTGATTTCTTCTTTGGCATCAGAGGTCGTTTGCTCGTCATCGCCTGTTTCTATCTCTATTCTGCGATAAAAACCTATAGCTTGCAGTTTTTTTACCTCATTTTCAGGCATTTTCACTACATTTGTGATGCGAGGGCAAGTTTCTAAGTCCGTAGTAAAATAAGGAACTATCAAATCTTCAGGAGCTACAAATTTAGAAACTGCCCTGCCTAATCCTTCATCATAATAAACTTTTTTAAACGCTGATCCTGCTAGTGGCAGGTAAAATAGCATTTGATCTAATTCTTCATCAAATTCTTCCATAACATGAACAATCTGATAATTCATAAATTCTTTGACTCTTTGTGCTTGTTCTTCTACAGCACTATCATAAGCACCAATAACTTGTGTTTTTACAGGGCCGCCTGAGGGTAGAAGCTCTTTATAGGCTTGAGCTTGGAAAGTGGTAACAGCTTCACCTAATAATGGGTGTATAACACCTGATGCACCTTCAAATGGCTCAGACCTTTCATCATCAAACTTCATACCTAAATATTTCAAACCATCTGTGTATGTTCTTTCCCAATCTTCTCTTGAAGATTTGTCTTTTTCAATGCCATCAACTAATTGATTGGAGATACGCATAAGTTCAGCATCATCTAACAACTCTGCAAGGTTTTCAGCAAAACCGCTTTCAATGGGTTGTTGTAAATCTGACTCTAAAACAGCACTACCGTCCTCTTGCATGACAAAATCACCGTCTTGTGCCATTTCTAAAGCCTCAATTGCTACATTTACGCCTTCTTCCCCTAACGGGACTTGGTTTTCTTCGTTGAGTACGGTTGGATTTATGTCTTTTTCAATTGCCATCAGTAATATACCCTTCTAACTGGTGCTTTTTCTTCATCAGAATAGTCATCCTCTAGAGAAACTAAGCCACCTTCTCTAAAACGCATTAGAGCTTGAGTCATAGTATCACATAAATCATCATTTTTACCAAAAGGGAAAGACGCACATTCTTCGATCATCTCCTCAGCAAACTTACGTTGTGGCGCATACACAAGCTTAGATTCAAAAATAGGCGCAACGGAGTGCATACGGGTTGATTTATCGTGTCCTCTAGTCGGTGAATAATTAACTACAGGTATACCTAGCCTTCTAAGTTCATGCGTTAATGGTGTACCAGAGGCTTTTGCTTCAATTAGCGTCATATCTGGCTCCCAATACTTGTATTCATTAAAAGCAATGCGTTTAAGTTCTGGAAAATCCCATCTACCCTTTTGTGCATCCAGTAAAATTAAACAATCTGGTGAGTCTGGCGTAGGACGAAAGACACCCCAAGTAGAAATAGCAGAGTAGTCAGCGTTCTCTTTTTTAGAAAAAGCAGTATCGTAGCTTTGAATTATGTAACTTACAGGTGGCATTTCGTCATACTCCCAAATATTCCACCATTCACGCTTAATAATAGACCCTTCTTCTGATGTAGGGTTCTGCATCCACTGTGCGTTCCATTTTTGTACAGGTAAAGATGCTTTGACTTTCTCTAATTCAGTTATATCCCAAAACTCAGGCCATAAAGAATCATTGGTATCAGGAAAAATTGCAGGAAACTCAACTACCTCCCATTGATCTGCAGCTTCCTCTTTCTGTGCATCAAGTAATTTTGCAGTAAGATCTATTGTACTCCAACGTGTCATCACTACAATAATCGCACCACCTGGTTGCAAACGCTGTCTAGGCCCAGAGGTGTACCACTCCCAACAAGACTCTAGTGCGCTTGGACTCAAAGCATCCTGTTCGGAGTGGGGATCGTCAATAATTAATAGGTCAGCACCACGACCTGTAATAGCACCACCGACACCAGCAGCAAAATATTCACCACCTTTGTTAGTCTCCCATCTACCTGCAGATTTAGAATCGGCTTGCAGTTCTACATTGTCAAAGATTCTTTTGTATTCAACAGAATCCATCATGTTTCTCACTTTCCTACCAAATCTAACAGCTAGTTCACCTGTGTGAGTGGTTTGCATGATTTTACGATTGGGCTGTTTACCCATAATCCATGCAGGAAAATAGGTAGAACAGAACTCAGACTTAGTATGCCTAGGTGGCATATTGACAATAAGCCTGTTAATTTTGCCATTAGCTACATCTTCTAGCTTTTGGGCAAAGATTTCGTGATGGCGACCACAAATAAACTCTGGCCACATTTGTTCCACGTAGAACAAGAAGCTGTTATGACATTGTTCTTGTTTGTTTAGAGTTTCAAGGCGTTCTTGTAGAACTAAAGTTTCTTTGATTTCTTGGTCAGATAAGTGGGCAAGCTTCATAACTCAGCTAACATAGCGTCTATGTCTACGGCACCACCGTATTTGAAAGCGTTGATACCACGTTTGCTTATAGCATCAAGTAACTCTGGAGTAAATTTTAAATAAGTACCGTCAAATACTGACCCTGTATCTACTGTTTCTAAAACCCCTTTTTCATCTACACCTAATTCTTTAAGAACTTTTTTTATTTCCACTGCTGCATCTTTATAATTTCTCACCACTGCTTCAGCAGTATCTTGGGTAGCTTCTGTCATCGCTTGATTGGCACCAATGCTAAGACCATCGACTCCTTCATTGTATGCTTTCAAAATATTTGCTCTGATAGGTAAAGTCACATATTTATCACGTCCACTTTTAAAATAAGGGCCTTGAGGTAATCCTTCTGTTTTTGCTGCTACTGCTTTTTTTAATATTTTTACACCATTGGCTATTTCTATGTCTTTAGTGCCAATATTAACAATATCGTCAAAATAAGCTCTGACACGATCCTCTACCCTAGGGCCTGCGTCAAAATATTTCTGTCTTCCGCCTTGAGGGCCTTCTGTCATAAAAAATATTTCTTCTTTTGATTTATCTAAAGACTCTGCAAAAGGTTTGCCAGTAACTCTTTCAATATCTCTTGGACTTATAGAAAACTCAGTCACGCCAAGATCCATGATTTCTTGATCTAACCCATCCAATAAATTTATAATTTCATCCGAGTCTGGTTTTTTTCCTCTAAAGTTTTCAGCTTGTATTTCTTGGATTCTAGCAACTTTTTTATTGTAAGCAGCTAATTTTTTCATAGTTGCGGCCTGTTGTTTAGGATCTATGAATCCTGTGCCTGGCTTCACAGCTACTTTGTTAAATAAAATTTCATCTGCTTTTCTACGTTTGATTAGCTCTTCTGCTAATTTTAATAAATCTTGACTGCCAATGGATTGCAAAGACTCAAGCGAAACTCGTGCATCTGGATCAGTGGTTACAGGGTAAATAATCCTGCTGGGGGGACTACCAATTGTGGTGGTATCCACATCCATTATGTCTTTAGTTATAGCGCTTGCTTTTGGTTTTTTATAATTACCACCAAGACTTTTGGGCAACACTAATGTTTTTAAATAATCAACGGCATACCCTGCATAATTATCAGGTATTTTGTAATCAATATACCCTTTAGCAAAGTATTCATATTGATCGCCAAGTATTTTTTTCTGGGAGGCAACATCATTTTTATTGATAGCCATTACTAATTTTCTATCCAAACCATCATACAAGTCTTCATAATCCAAAGCTCTAGAGAAAACATCATTATTGTCTGCAAGAAAGTCTTTTAAAGTTACTGCTAACGGTCTATTAAGTTTGATCCTATTATCAATCCT